ATCTTCTAGGGATAGATCTGATCTATCTAGATCTGTATTATATTTTTGTTTTCCTGTGGTGGCCCTTTCAATAAATTTGTCTATAATTGAGTCAACAATTGAGTCTGTTGTTGGAATTACTCGTTCATTTTCTCCAATTGATATTCCGTATGGTTTTCCTGTTAAAGGATCTTTTTGTGGTACAAATGTCATTTCATTAATTTTTTAGCTTCTTTTTCATCTACTCCCATATCATAAAGGACTCTACGAACACCATGTTCACGTAAAATGTCAATGTACTCTTCTGCTTCACCTAAGCTACATTCAAAATACTTTGCTACATGCTCTACCAATATAGCAGGCTGTTTTTTTGTCCTTGATTTGATATACTTCAAGAACACCTTGTTTTTTGGAATCATCTCTCTATAAATTAAATATATTTGTTTTTTGTTGTCGTATGGTAGAGTTTGAATATAATTTGCTAATTCAACATAGTTTATATTCATAGATACATATCGATGTATCATATAAGAATTCCATTTATCCCACGACTCCTCAGAGATATTTTCAATTGGTGTTTTATAGAGGGTGATTTCGTTTAACCACCCCCAAATATCTTTTATCTGTTTTTTAGACATCTAAAGAAATATCTTTGTATTCGTCACGGATTTCTTTTGGAAGGGAATCTGGTAAGATTTTTTTACTGTCCAAATCGTAAAATACTGGGACTGGGATAAGCATGTCCTCGTCTGATCCAACTAGGAATTTAGATACTTTACGGATTACTACTGCTTGTCCAAATAATTTACCTCCATCAAATCCTTCAACGGATGTTGTGTTTTGGAAGTCAATGTTTAATTGTGGTTTTTCTTGCATTTTATTTGTTTTTATTGTTTCTATATTCTATAAAGTCATGGATAAATCCTGCTGCAACTATCAGGTTCATTCCCAATGACATGATTAATTCGTGTATATCTTGGTAAATTGAGGTCATTAAATGTATATGTCCTACTGTCCAGAAAGGTACGGCTAAATTATTTGATACCCACGAAAGAGTGTATTTTAAAAAATGTTTCATATTACATCTATAATCTTTGCAATTGCAGACATTACATTAATTTCTTTGTCTATTCTAAAATTTGCTTGATATAAATGCTCGTTTAATATAATTGCAACAGATCCTTCTTTGCCGGGGGCATATTTTGGAGCATGTTCAAATAAATTACGATATAGTTCTTCAAAGTCTTTAACATTTGAATCTGCTATGATTTGTCGGATTGTAAGCCATTTTTTCTTACCTGCTAGTTCCTTTAATACCTCTTTAACATAGTTGTTTGAGGTTAAAACTGTTTCATCTAATACAATAGCATCATCTTTTACAGACATTTGTAAAACATTTAACATTTTACGCATGTCAGGATAGTATTTAACAATTAAATTTTTTATATCATCTTGCTTGTAAGATAAATTAAGTTGATCAGCTAAAATCCAAGTCAAATGATTATACACATCCATTTTAGTTGGAGGTACAATTTTAAGGGTATGGCATCTGGATTGTAAAGGATCAATAATTCGCTCTATAAAGTTACAAGTTAAAATAAAACGTGTTGAGCGGGAAAATGTTTCAATTACGTTACGTAAAGCGGCTTGTCCTTGTACTGTGATAAAATCGGTTTCATCTAGAATTACTACTTTAATACCTTTCCAAGATGCAGCACTAGCAAATCCCTTTACTTTCTCTCTAATAGTGTCGATTCCGTTTTCATCACTTGCGTTTATATAAAGGTAATCGCAATCTAGGTTTTTAATTATAATTTTAGCTAATGTTGTTTTACCTGTACCTGCAGGTCCATAAAATATAAAATTTTGGATATCACCTAGGTTAAGGTATGTTTGGATTGTGTCTTTAATACTTTCGTTACCAACGTATGTTTCTAAAGTGGTAGGGCGAAAACGCTCTACATATAACGTATTTTCTTTCATAACCTAATTATACAAAAAAAGCCTGTCAGAGACAAGCTTTTCAAATTATTTTATAATACCTGCTCTCCTTTGAAAGTCTCGTTTTAATTTTCCTTCCATTAAGTCAGTTAATATTTTACTAGCTTCATTTTGTACAGCAGCTCTTTCACTATTATTTTTAAATCCTTTAATTCGTAAAACAGCTAAATCTGATTCTTCAGATGTAAATATAGATACTGATAAATTGGGGTATTTTTTAGTTAAAGTATCTTTAATATCATCTGCTACATAGTTATCTACATCTTTGAATTCAATAGGTTTAAGTGTTTTAACTTCAGGGGATGCAGTTGCTGGTTTTTCATTATCTGTTCTTTCAACATTAACTATTTCAAACCCAACATTAGCATTATCCATAATAGTAGTAAGTACTTTTTCTAAGTATGCTTTAGAATTAAATGGACTATTCTTTTGAGGGAATGTAATTTTATCTCCATCTACTACATAATGAGTTCCCTCAATCATTACACCACCTAAATTTTTCATATTTTCTCCAGTTTTAGGAGGAAAATATAAATTTGATTTAGGCCCAAATATCCCAGTAGTTTTATTTTGATCAAATGTTAGATTAGTTAATTCATTAATAGCCTCATCATCATCATTAATTTCTAATTTAGTCTTAACATTATCCCAATTCGGATGACGTGTGATAATATCTTTTATTTTAGCTTGTTTAGCTGTAAAATTTAAATTCATCCAGTCTTTTCTAGCTGCTTTTTCTTTTTCGTTTGGATTTGGAGGGCCAAAAACTTTTTCTATGTTAGATCTATCACTTAAGTTTTTAGAATAGATACCATAATTTTCTTTATTTTTTAAAGCCTCAACTGCTGCTTGTATGTCTGTAGGTTGGATTGCTAGATCATATTGTTGATATGTTCTTTTCATTCCATCGCCTTCTTGGTCTTCTATTTCTCGTAAAATGTCTCTAAATTTCATAATTATAAATATGTAAAAAAAGAGACCCGTTACATTGGGTCTCCATAAATATTATAGCGTTTAGTTGGTTCGGGTTGAATTTCTTTTTCCTGGCTTCGTATAACATAGAGTTTACTGTCTAAAGGAGCTAAACGAAATTCTACATTTTCTTGGTTTTTTTCAAACCATGCCTCTAAAGCATCAGTTATTGACTTGTGAATCACTTTACTTTTATCATTTACAAGCACCCACTGATCTCCAGGGGGTACTCGTGTAGCGATGATTTCATTATATTCTGTTACTTGTAGCATATCTTACATTATTCCCATCATAGGATCCATTCCAGTTTCTTTTTTATCTTCTGGATTGTCTACTACAACGCATTCGGTTAATAAAATGGTTCCTGCAATGGAGGCGGCATTTAATAAAGCATTTTTAGTTACTTTTTGGGGATCTAAAATACCTGCTTCTTTCATGTTAACAATATTTTCTGTTTTGATGTTGAAACCAAACCATGGGTTTGAACCTACTTCACCTGCTTTTCTAATTTCCATATTAATTGGGTACATTTCACTTTCAGCATATCCTGCATTATGTAAAATTGTTTCAAATGGTTTACCACAAGCTTTATAAACTAATTTTTTACCATAATTGAAATCATCTGAATCTGATTTTTTATAGGTAAGACCTTCACGTGCATATAATAAAGCAGAACCACCACCTGGTACAATACCATCTTCTAGAGCACATTGTGTAGCGTGAAGTGCATCATCTACTCTATCTTTTTTCTCTTTCATTTCAGTTTCAGTACTTCCACCAACATGAACTAAAGCAACTCCACCTATAAATTTAGATAAACGTTCTTGTAGTTTTTCAACTTCAAACGGTGTTTGTGCTTTTTCAATTTGTGCTTGTAACTCTTCTGCTCTAGAGGTAATTGCCTCAGCTGTTCCATTACCATCAATTATTGTGGTTTTTTCTTTAGTTACTGTAACTGTTTTAGCTTCACCAAACCATTCCCAATTGAATTTGTCTAGTTTCATACCTTTATCTTTGTCAAATACAGTACCACCTGTCAAAATTGCAATATCTTCCAAAATCAATTTTCTACGCTCACCAAAATCAGGGGCTTTAACAGCACATACTTTTAAAGTACCTCTCATTTTGTTTACAATTAAGGTAGCTAAAGCCTCTCCATCAATATCTTCTGCGATGATCAAAAGTGATTTTCCTTTTTGAGATATACCTTCCAAAATAGGAAGCAATTCTTTTACTTGAGTGAAACGGTAATCTGCAATTAAAACATAAGCATCTTGAAGTAACGATGACATAGTGTTATTGTTGGTTACAAAGTATGGAGATTTATATCCTCTATCAAATTGCATACCTTCAACAACCTCTAAATATGTTTCGTCTGTTTTTGATTCCTCAATATAAACTACACCTTCACGTCCTACTTTTTCCATAGCACGAGCAATCAATTTTCCTACCTCAGCATCATTGTTTGCTGAGATAGTTG